CCATGGGCTTTTTTGTGTTTATGGGGGCACTCTACAAGCTCCAGGAAACTGGTAAGCTTGACGACCTCGAGGAGATTTCAGGCTCAAGTGCTGGAAGTCTCCTCGGGTTCCTTTACTTGCTCACGAAGCGGGACATTATAAAGACGTTTGACTTTGCTTTGGATGCTCCCATCAAGCAATCCATGAAACCCAACATCAAAACACTGTTCAAGGACTATGGCCTTGTCCCAATCTCTCGCATCAGGAAAGTCCTTTCAGATTGTTGTTTCAAATTTACAAACAAAATTGATATTAATTTTCAAGAACTGTATGAGTTGTGTCCTATAAAACTCCACGTGGCGGCATTTTGTGTAGATCTCAAAAGGACCGACTACTTTAGTGTAGACAAGACCCCCCGAATGAGTGTCCTTGACGCAGTCTGCATGTCAGTCGCCGTCCCTTTTTTGTTTTCTGCATCAAAATTTAACGACTGGCACTACGTGGATGGGGGGGCGGCAGAGACACTCCCGTGTGCGCCTTTCATAGGGTACCCACCCGAAGACATTCTTGCAATTCAGCTCGAATTTTCAACCAAAAAGAAGGATATAAAGGACCTCAAGTCGTATGGTCTCGAGGTGATGTACGCTGTCCTCCACATGAGGTCCACCTATGACGTTCCAATTTTGAATATAAATTTGCAAGACATGGACATGTTTGATTTTGGTATGGGAAGTGAATCTAAGATTCGAATGTTCATGACTGGTCAGAAATTCAGGTTAGGTCCGTAGGAGGACCTCCGGTTCCCTTGACCTAACCAACGCGAAGCGTAAATTCAAGCTTCGCTTCGAACAGTCCTTCGGACTATTATAATTTTTTCTCTACCAATTTCAAATTAAAATGCGTTCAATTCTGAGATCCGGATATACCCAGCACAGGACCCGTAAGGTGATTACTGTCAAGCGTGACGGCAAGACGTACCGGTACGTGCGTAAAGCAGGGACGACCCGTGTCGCGTCTCGACCAGCACCAGATGTGGGTGCGCTCGGCAAGGGCCCCAAGGTGATTGGCACGCTCAAGGGTGGCATGCTCACTCGTTACGGTTACCACCCAGTCGAGTCGATGACTGCTCGTCGGCGCGCACTGTCCAAGGCGATCAATGTGGGTCGTGAGAAGGTGCTGGCTGTGTTTCACCGTCTGCACGCCATCGGTACCCTGACGAAGCGGACTCTGCCAACCGCATCGCGCATTTACCGCCGTGATCGCGACTGGGTTCGTGACACGTTCTTCAAGAAGTAGATACTTAAAAATTCAAAGTTCGTGTAAGTTAGGATGGCTGACTTGGTTCGAGATGTGACGCAGGCTGTCTGGACTGCACTTGGGCCGGGATACTCTGAGAGCGTATACCATAACGCCATGGAGGTGGCTCTGCGTAAGCGGGGCGTCCCTTACGAGACGGAGCGAATCATACCAGTTACCTATGATGGTCACAACGTGGGCAATGTCCGTGCCGATATCATCATAGATAACAAGATTGTGATTGAGATCAAGTCAGTCTCCCGTATGACTGAGCAATTTAGAATTCAAATTCAAAAATATATGGAGCTGACGGGGTGTAAGGAGGGATACCTGGTCAACTTTCCGACGACTGATTCAGTGGTTCACGTAGAGTATATTAATTAAATTAAACTCTTTTTTTCATCGTCTTGTACTGATCATTTACTGCAACCTCTGGAAACTCATGTGAGCAGTTTGCTATCGCTCTACACCTCCTAAGAAATGATTGTGGGTCATAGCACCCTTTCATCATGTTGCAGTGTGCGCAACAGGGTACACAATTATCCAAAATATAGATCCCGTTAAAATCAAGTCTATCTATACCATTATGGGAATATCACACAGTTTTGATATATTGCCAACTTAGCTCGTCGCAAATCTTCTTCCAGATTTCATCCTGTGCATAGAGCTTTTCTTTCGACTTGAGCAGGGGGAAGCAAGGCAGGTAGTCGTCCTCACCAAGGAGCTCGCAGAATTTGTACAAGACGTACGCATACGACAGAAAGTTCTTGCGGTTCAGCGGCTTGTGTTTCTCAAATGGTTTTTGAATGTGATAAAACATCAATCTGAGTTTGTCTTCAAGCGCTTGAGGCATCGTCGGGGGTTGAACCCCGTTGAGAATTGTCGTAATGTAAGGGACGTGTTCATAGTACTTTGATTTGTCGAGCTTCTTGAGGAGGGTTTTGACTTTTTCGTGTGTAATCTCTGCGAGATCTTTCAATTTTTGCTTTTTGAACTCGTTGCGCAAGAGAGCAATCACCTCTTCAGGCACATTGGTAGATTCTTTTGCTTGAAATTGTGAAACCCACTCATTAAAATGATTCTCGCGTTTGTACGAATACACAACATTCTTCTCCATCTCCTGTTCCTCCTTATACCCCACCTCTTCACTGAGGTAATACTCCGCGTAGCCACATTTGGTGCATATTCTGTCACTATGAATTTCGTCAACCATCCATGAAAACTCTGCGTGACATTGACTGCATGGTCTGCAGTTGATATCTGTAGGCTTTGGTGCATCGACGTGTTCATGTTCAACCTCGACGAGATATTTCTTGTAAATGTCATTTCGTTGAACCCCCTTGCGAGAAGCCACTTTTATACCAAGAACACTCTTCGTTTGGACATTTGGTTCGGACGTAGACTCTTGTGAGTACTCACGGATGACACCCATGCAATCCAAAAGGTAATCACACAATTCAGTCTCTGATTTACACTCTTTCATTCGAGTATTATACCGGTCCTCCATGTACTAACATCTCTAATTACTTTTAATTACTTGTCATCGAGTTTGGGTGCGAGGTAAAACTTGAGATCTCCGAGGTTTGCAATTGTATACCTGAAGATGACTGGCATATCCTCTGACGATGAATCCTGAAGAATCTGGACACTCGAACACATTCCAGTCGCCTTGGTGTACATGTTGATGTACTTGAGGCTAAACACATTTCCGGTTCTTGGAACCGTCTCTGGATACTCGATCCGTGTCAGCTGATCTGCAAAGTCCCCCTTGCAGCTGAGCTCGAGGATGTTGCCCTCGCGGATGATGCTCATTTCATTCGACAAGTTCCCCATGTCGCGCGCAATCTTCTGAAAGTCGATCGAGGGCATGGTTGTCACCACATTCATGGGAATGTCAGGTACCTCGAGGATATCCTCGTTAATGTCGAGCAATTTAAGTTTGAAATTAGTTGCGGATTTCTTAGTTGAATTCTCAATCTGAATCTCCATGACGTCACGGCCGTGGATGTCGATTGTGAGGGTATCCTGACCAGAGACTGACTTGAGGAGCTTGTACATGTTTGCCATGTTGAGACCGGCAATGATATCCATGTCGCAATCGTACTCTTCAAAGTTTTCAGCTGCGAGATTCATGTGCACGAGCGTAACATGGGCGGTATCAATCGTGAGAATGCGAACTCCTTCTTTCGAAAAGTAAACATTCACATCATTGATGATGTCTTTCAAGACTTCAAAAATTGCTTTAAATGCTGACGCCTGAATTGTCTTCAAATGCATCGTTAACCAGTAAGCTATTGTCGACTTTAAGTGCCAGATCTCTTTTGATATGCAGTTGACGGGTTTTCGTTAATTCGCGCCTCCAGTTCTGGTGTCATACGGGGTTGGAGTTGTGCCCCGTATTTTTCAATGTCAAATATGGAGTCATTCGTGTCTGTGCCATCGAGGTTGTACGCAAAGTCGACAGCGTCAAACGAGTCAAATTCACAGGGGACCATCGATTCGATCCAGGCGCGGACTTCAGACCCAACCATCATCTTGCCCTCGTTTGTGACAAGGGTCGGTACGCGTTTGATTCGATCATGTGGGACCCCCTGGGTCGTAATGTTCCAAAACCGGATAATAGGCTGAAGAGCCGGCTCGGACTGGATATATTTGAGCACATCCTGGCAGTAGTGGCATCTGTCTGAGAACACAAGCAGTGCCATCTATAATTTACCAAGGGCAAAGTTTTCACCGAATCTTTCGCGCGAGGTAGTATTTTCTTTTCGCGGGGTACAGTATATGGAGACGTGGATTTGGATAGTCCTGATCCTGGTTCTCTTTGCATTCTTTTTCTGGAAACCCACCGCCACGTTTGACGTCACTGCTGACCAGAAGCAGGGTATCTCACCTGACATCATTCAGGTGATTATCGAGGCGATCCAGAAGGAGCACCCAGATGAGGTTCCCCTCGAGACGCTCTTCATCAACAAGGTTGGGAATGACACCTACTCGGCTCGGTTCATGTTCCTGAACACACAGGGCTATTTCGGTACTCAGTACGATGTTCAGGCGAAGGTGTCGTCTGAGGGATCAGTCGTCGTCACGAGTATGAGCACATCTGCACAGGTTGAAAAGTACGATTCAGGGTTTACTCCGTACAAGCCAGACACGTACGGCGATTACTCTGACATTACAAAGAACCTGAGTGCACGGCTGCAGTCTGAGCTTACAAATTCCCGCCAGAATTACGAGAAGGATCAGAAGGCGCGTGACACGATGCTGACGACTGAGAGCATGACGTCCAAGTACAATCAGAACATCCAGAACAACGCGGCAATGGCCAAGTTTATGGCAACCACATCT